CCTGATGCCTTCGCTCCGCTGCGGTTATCTGCCTCTTCTTAGCCATTTGCCGCCCGTTTTAGAGGGTTTCGTCTATGTCGTACTCCATACCCTCGCCGAACTGCATCCCCATCGGAATAATCGGTTTGTCGGCGTATTCCTCTTCGATGCGCTCGTAGCCTATCGCCTCACGCCTCTCGTTCAGCGACGCGTATGCGAGGGCGAGGTTGTTCAGCACGTCGGTCGACTTCTCCTTCAGCACGTCAATTCGGTCGGTGTTTACCGTCAGCCTCCAGCCTGCAAGGCTGCGGTCCTTACGCATGAGGAACGTGATGAGGTCCTCGGCGAACTCATTGGCCAACGGGATGGCGTTCTGCTCGTAGATGGTTTTCTTCGCCTCCTTGGCGTTCTCGTACTTCGCCTGACCGTAGTAGAGGTCAACCGGCACCTTGTAGACGAAGCAGAGCGCGGTCACCGCCTCCTTGTGCGTCTCAAGGATTGACAGGTCAATCGGCGCGCTGCCGAGCTGATGCACCTCCACCGGGAAGCGGATAGCGACGTTCTTGTTGAAGCTCTTGCGTCCGTTCATCTGCTGCTCAAGGCTGTCGGCATACTGCGGCAGCACCACGCCCGTATCGTCGCCCTTCGGCGTCACCAGCGTGGCCGCTCCTCCGTTGTCAAGGGAGTGCAGCTCGCGGCGCATTCCCTTCTCCATCACTGAGAGGTACACTGCCGCAGACACCACCTTGCTCGTTCCGAAGAACGTCGTGTCGTCAAGGTTGTAGTCAAACGACTCGAACACGTCCTCCATGCCGATGTCGTTCTTGTTCGTGCCTGTGATCGTGATGGACCTGAACGGGTGCGACGCTCCGTCGCTGTTCGCTGACACCTTCCATGACGGGATGACGTACATCTCGCTGACCTTGCCGAGGTTCTTGCCCACCGCCGCAGGCGCATACACCCACGCGTCACCGAACAGCAGCTTGTTCACCGCCCACGCCGTCGCGAACCTGCGGAGGTTGAAACGGTCGTTAGGGTGGCGCAGCAGGTCAAGCACCCAGTGCGTCTCCACATACTCGCCCTTGCCGTTCTGCAGCTCAAGGTAACGCGACACCTCGCCCACGTTCTCCGCGATGTAGTTGACCACGCCCATCACCGCCGCGCTGGTCTCATACGCCTCCTTGATCTGCTCCCTGCCCATCGTCTGGAAGGACGGGAGCTTCGCGCCCTTCATCTGCGCGTCTATGGCGCGGAGGTATTCGTTGACCTCGTTCACGCTGTCGTAATAGCCCTTTATCTCCGTTCTCAGGCCATTATACTCTTTCTCTGATACAATCTTTATCCCAAACATAAATCCATGAATTTGCCGTAATATATGCCTTTTTCGCGCCCGTTGGTGCGTTCCCCTATATCCCAAATCTACCGCACGTCGTCATCGTTCACTATTCCCAGCCTTCGCAGGTGCGTCACCGCTCCGTAGTTGGCCGCGTCCATGAGGTGATCGTTGCCGTCCTCCGGCTCGTTCGTGAACTGCGTCCTGTCCTGCGGGTGCGGCTTGAACGAGTAGTTGTCTGCCTCGTGGCCGATGTCCTCGCCGTCGTAGAAGACTGTGAAGCCCTGCAGGTAGTTGATGCGTCCCGCCTTGTTCTTGTTGACCGCCTTGACCGCGTTGATGGCGTACCGCCTGAGTTCCGCGATGTGCTCCGGACGTGCAGGGTCGCAGTACACGAGGACGTCACCGCAGTGGCAGCGTTCCATGTCCTCGCGGATCGCCTTCGCTACGTCCCTCGGCTGCATCTCCTTCGCATACATGACCTCCTTGAGGTAGACCGTCCGCGTGTCGTAGTCGTAGTCCACGCGCACCACTGCCGTCTGGTCGTTGCTGTATCCCCAGTCCACGCCGTAGCAGAGGGTCTGCCTTGTCTGCTCCCACTCGCCTTCCGGCATAGCGTTCCATCGGTATATCTGCCCCTCCTTATAGCCCACAGGAATACCGAGGAACACGTTGCGGTACTTGTCAAGGTCACGTTCCTCCATCTTGTGAGCCTGCGCGATGAACGTGTGGTCAAGGTTGCGGAGGTTGTCAAGGTAGGTCGTGTATATGTACTCCACATCACCGACGCCGTTGAAGGTGATGTCTACCCCTACGTCCTTGAAGAAGCGGCGGAACATCCAGTGGTTCTTATCGCGCGGCGGATTCCATATCAGCCATATCTCGTTATCCACCTCGGTGGTACGGATTGAGAAGTCAATGGTGTCAAACAGCTCCTCGTCCACCAGCTCCTGCGCCTCGTCAATGATGAGCCGCTTGACCTTGGCGATGGACTTGAGGCGCGCGACCTGATTCTTGGATGACACCATCAGTCCGCGGAACAGGATACCGCCACCGCTCGCCTTGTTCAGCACGTCCTGACGCGTGATGTGGAAGTCGTTGTCCAGCTGCAGGAGGCTCACCTTGTCAACGAACTCCGGTATGATAGAGTCATGCGCCGCCACCATCGTGTAGCGCGTGAACAGCGTGTTGAAGTCGTCGTTGTAGGTGTCGCACACAAGGGCGGACGAGATAGCGAAGGACTTGCCCGATCCTCGCCCTCCCGTCACTATCTTGTAACGTGTCCGCGCCTTGCGGAACAGCGGCTTGTACTTGCTGTTATACGTTATCGTCTCCATCGTCGAACATTATGACCGGCTTCTCGCTCTGCGTGAGGTTGACGTTGATCTCCATCTCGCCCAGTATCTCGGCCAGTATCTTGAGGTCAAGTGCCTTGCCCTTGCTTAGCGTGTTCTTGAGGACGTTCTGAATGACGGCCTGCATCTTGGTCACGCCGCTGCCTGCTGTGGTCTCCTCGTTGAGTATCGCGCGGAGCTCCTCCTTGAGCATCTTGTTGCGCTTGGCCTGAGCCTGTCGCGCTATGCCTCCCATCCTTGCGGTCTCGCGCTGCGCGTCGCCCTTGGGGAAGTGGTGGCCTTCCTTGTTCCCCTTGACGAACTGCCCCTTTGCGTTCCTTTCCCTTTCTGCCATATCATGCGTTTTTTATTGCGTTATCTATGTCTTTGGCAGTATTAATCAGTTCCTGTAATTCGCCCTGCCATCCGCCTTGAATCAACGCTATCACTATCTCGCGAAGGTCTTTATACTTCTGCACCTTCACATCGTATTCCCATTGTTCCTTCCTTATTGGTCTCATCAAAAATCCCATATCCTTGCTGATTTGATTTGCACCCCTGCCGGAGGTCAGTCCGGCAAGGGCGTGTATTAAAGCCTTTCCTTACCTTCCTCGCCAATATAGACGAACGAGTATGTAATTCTTTGGCGCGACGCCGTCTTCCCCATCAGTGCATTTAATTCTGCGCTTCGTCTGCGCCCGCTTGAGTTTAGCTTTGCCTGCCCATACCTTACCAGCTTCCAGTATGGACTCCGTATCTGCGCGTGGAATTGGGCTGGCGTTGTCGTTACGCTCCATATCAATCCGCGCCATCCTTCCTGACGCAGTACATCACACACCGCTTTCTTAAAACTCATTCCAACGCCTATGCCTTGATAATCCGGCAGTACGACTGACCGATGAAGCCTTTTGCTGTCTTTCATCATTGGCATTGTCAGGACTCCCGTATGGCAAGCGATTTCACCATTGATCACACCCACAAACTGCCTGCACGCGATATTAAGGTCAGTATTTAGATAGTGATACTTGCGGAATACTTCCCAATTACGCCGCTTTGCATCTGCTGCCCTAACTTCGTAAATATCAATTTTGATTGGGGGGCGTTTGTCAAGGCTGCCCCCATACCAAAAAAACTTCTTGTATCGGTGTTATATATCCAGTCAGGTTGCAGCCACTCCACTATATCGTCATGGCACGACACCGCCACAAACTTCTTCCCATTCCTGCGAACACATTTCGATATAGCAAAACTTGCGGCTTTTGCTACCTGCCTATTCACCACCGAAGTGAACTCGTCATATACCACGATATCCTTTCCATCCAGCAAAGCATACGCAAGATCGCAGCGCATCTTCTCGCCGTTACTCAGCACTGAATAAGGCCGCAGCCAGTTAGGCGGTGATGCAAAGCCCACCGACGTGAACATCCGTTCAATCTCCTGTATGCTGCACCCGGTCGGCATATCGTCAATCACCGCTCTCCCCGAATGCGGCATTCCAGCGTATATGCAATCGCCGAATATCTCTCGCGCTATGGTCGTCTTGCCCGTTCCGCTTCCGCCGACAATAAGGCCGACATTCCACTCTTTGCCTTCGATATCAATGTTGCCCGTAAAATGCTCGTCCAGCTTTTTAACGTCAAGGTCAAACGCGCCTATAACCGACTGCACGCGGTAGCTGTCCTTCAGCTCCGAATGCTTTACAATGTCAAAACTCGGCATGGATACTTGTCTTTTAGTTCATTGTAATACATCTCCTGCATCGCCTCGTTCTCGCAGTCTATCGTGATTTGGAAGATAGGGACAACACCGCCACTCAAATCCTCATGCTCCTTTGGTGCAGACACCTCCTCCAGATTCTCCGTCTCCCACGCCGGCACTCCCCAATCACTCAGCGGAAGGTCGTCCCACTCGTTGGCGAGCATATCGTAATCCCACGAGCCGAACGCTCCGTTATCCTTGATGACAATCTCGCGCAGCTTCTCCATCGGTGTATCCTCCGGCAGCACATAGCAAGGCGCGTCAACCGCGTTCATCTCGCGCAGCGCACTGAAGCGCATATTACCGCCGAGGATGATGTACTTGCCCTCATACGGCCACACGATCAGCCCGCGAGCCTCCAGCAGCTCCGGCGTCTCCTGAATGCTCTTGACGAGGTTGTCAAGCTCGCCCCTTCCCCACTGCCTCGGATTGCTCGGCAGTCCAGCGACCTGTCCCTTGTTCTGCTCAAGGTCGGTCAGTCTAATCTTGATTATTTCCATTGTTCTTGATATTGATGTATAACCTTACTCTTGCCTCTAAGTCCGCGCGGATGGACTTGCCCCTCTGCGCTCTAAGAAGGGTATCGTACTTGATGCGCGTACCCTTCGCCAGTTCGTAGACGCTTATCCCGCAGTTGCGGATGAGAGCCGCGAAGGCGTCCAGCCTCGCCTGCTCGTTGCGGATGTACTCCGCCTCAGTTACCTGTACCATATCCTTCTATCGTTTGATTTACCTTCTGCTTTTCAACGGGCGTGCCACGCTTATCGGTTATCGCCTTCCCCGTCTATCACTTCGCGCTGCTTGCGCGATGCAAGTTTCCGCAGGTTCTGCTGAGCCACATCCTCAAGCTCCCAGCCCATCACCTTGCAGAGTCCGGAGAGCTGCCACAGGATATCACCGGCTTCCTTCATCAGCTCTGTGCTGTTCCATACCCACTCCGCAAAAGACATCTGCGGAACGATGTCACCATCTTCGGTGAACTTCATCCATCCGGATCGCTGCATCTTGCTAATCTTGCCTCCGAACTCTCCTACCTCGCTGACAAGGTTGCCAAACATGTAGTTGTAATTCATGCATGAAGGCATGCAGGTCTCCATCGCCTTCTCTTGATATTCGTTCAATGTCATATTACTTTGTCTTTATTGTTCGTACCCTTATCGGCAACCCGGCGTAATCCCACGCCAGCAGGGCCGCGTCACGTTCCTCCTGATTGGTGCGCCCTTGGATAGGCATGAACGCCTTGATCTCCTCGTCGGTTATCTTTCCGTCCTTGCCCTTCCATATCTTCTTCAGCGGGAGTTTCTCCACGACCTCAAGGCCGTAGAACTGGGCGCACTCCACAATCTTGCGTCCCACCTCGTGACACCTTCCTGCGTCCTTTCCCTTGCGCGCTGCTGTGCGTATGCTGTCGCCCCGTCCTGTGTGCCAGTTGGTGGATATCTTCCAGCTCGCCTCCACTACCACGACACACGATGACGCCATCGTGGTGCAGAGCCTTAGATACTCAATCAGCTCAGGGAACGAGAAGGCAAACACCTCCACGCTCCCCTTGTTGTTCACCAAACCGACGCCGGACTTGCTCACGTCCGGGTCGATGCCGATTACTATGTCTGCCTTGTTTGTCATGCTGTTGCCTTCTCCCTTTCCTTCTTGGCGTAGTACCTTTCTTTTGCCGATATGCGTATTTGCTCGGCGGTCTCCGCGATGATCATGTCCGCCATCGGTATGCTCGGCGGCCCGTACTTCTTCAAGTTCCATCGGTAGGTCGTTGTCCTGCCCTTGCCGTCAACCCACTGGAACAATCCGATCCGGAGCATCGCCCTCGCCATGAACGTGTACTTGCCTGTGATGCTCGGCCCGCCTTCTCGCTGTATGTACCGGCAGAGTCCTACCCTTCCCTTGCCCGTCGCGGTCAGGGCGTACATCCTGCCCAGCAGCGTGAGCACCTCCTTGCGGTCTATGTCTTTCCTCTCGTACGCCATGCTATTCCTCCCGTTCATCATCCTCGTTTCCATTCCTCGCAGTCCGTCGGCTGCACGATTTCACGTTTCACGAATTGCTGGTTTGTCTTGGTGCATATATACCCCTTGTCAAGGTCATATATCAAGCTCTCGCAGGTCCAGCACTGCTTGAAGTCAAACTGCGTTTCCATGCTCCACCCCTCCCGTCTGCTTCCCGCTTGCTCCTGCAGATACTCTTTGTTAAAATACCCTTCCTCGATAAATTGCTCAATCTTCATAATAACCTCATCGTAATGCCAAGAGCCTTTCGCTCTGCTCTCGGCTTGTGCATATTTGACTATTGAATTTCATCATTGTTCCCTCCATGTTTTTTATGGAATCTATAACCCATATAAAAACCTATTGCATACAATGCCATTGCTGCCCAGAATGCTTCATTTTGGCTCATTTCTCACCTCCTTTCATTCGTTTCACCATTCTTTTAAGTGCCTTCTCTCCTGCCTCCCTTGCCTGCTCGGCTGTGTGGTAGTGGCCCCAACGTTCGACCTCTTCCCCGTTCTCGTCATAGATAGCATACACGAAGCTCTCGTCCCATGTGCCGTCCCAGTCTCCCAGCGGGTCAATGTTCCTGTGGTAGTCCGGTTCTACGAACATTCTCAGTTTCTTATCTTGTGTCATATCTTGTCGTTTTTTGGTGTTTCTTTCGTTTCTGCGGGCTTGTATGCCTTGCCCCAATGCCTGTAGTCGTTCGGCGTGAAGATGCCGTAATGATGGCGTCTCTCGTAGAAGTCCACGATGTCAGCCTCTGCCCTCTCGTCACCCCAGCTCGTGTCCATGTGGTGGTAGAGGATGAGGTTCCACTTGCGTCCGTCCTCCTCGTGCGTGTCCCACGCCTCCACGTCGAACTCGCGCGTGCCGTGTCCCGTCATCACCTGCATATGATCCTCCATGAACGTATGCTGGTAGGTGTCGCGTATCTTCTGGACTGCCCGCTTTATCTCGTTCGCGGCACGCTTGCGGCTGAATCGCCAGTCTGCCTCAGCCTCCTTGTTGGAGAACTGCGTGTCAAAGTACTCAAGGCCCTGCATGAGGGCTGTCGCCTGAATGTACATTCCGGTCAGTATGAAGTTAAGGCGTTCCTCCTCCTTGCGGAGTCTCTCCTGCTTCTTGGCTTCCAGCTCTGCGGCGCGGTCCTCCGGCGTCATGAAGTGGCGGCACGCGTAATTGATCGGCTTGACCGCCATGCGGTTCATCATGCAGTATCCCACGCTGTTGAACGCGCAGTCTCCGCAGGTATTCAGTTTTGTCGTTGTCATATTACTCGGTTATATTGCTTGTCTCAGTTTGTTCATGTTCTTCTCCATAAGGCTCAGTATCTCCTTATGGTGTGCGCTCTCCTTGTTGAAGCGTCCGCGGCACTGGAGTATCCGCCACTTGGTCGTGTCAACCTCGATCGTCTCCAACCTTACGCCCGCCTTCCTTGCGGTCAGAACAAGTATGCCGTCCTTCTTGTAGTATCCGCAGGAGAACACGCAGTGGTGCATCGCCTCCCCTTCCTCGTAGAACTCGCGGATGCTCTGCAACGGGCGTATCGTTATGCCCTTGCCTCGGATCATCACGTCAAGCCACCTGCTCACCCTCTCCGCGTAGCGTGCCGCAAGGTCTGCGTCTGCGAGTACCTTCCGCGCCTTCCTGTCCTTCTCCTCGTCCGCACGCTGTGCCGCCAGCCTGTCAAGTCTACGCGCGTCCATCATCAGCGCGGCATCGTGTGCGAGGTGCAGGTCTGCCGGGCAGATGTAGTGAGGGTTTCTCACGTCCTTGCCGCACTTGTGCAGCAGCTCCACCATATCCAGCCACATTCCCGCGTCCTTGATGTGGTAGCCGTTACGCATCGCCACGCGTATCTCCTTCCACCACTGCTCCACATCACGCGCCTTGCTCGGTGACATCAGGTGCTTCAGCATAGCCCACTGTCTGCCCTTGGCGAGTATCTCCGCGCGTTCATCATGGATGATGTGCCAGAGCAGGTCCTTCACTCCCACATCGCGGCGGATCGCCTTCACGCCGTTGCGCCTCACTACCTTGCTGAGCTGCACCTTGCCGCACACCTCGCCCTCCAGCTCGAAGCGGAAATGCTCCTTGCGGATGGTCCACGCGCTTTCGTGATTCCACACGTCGCAGTACCAACTGCACATCCCATGAACGCCCCTGCCCACAATCACGTCATTCGTTCCCGGACGCATCCAACGCTGAAACACCTCGTCAAGCGTCCAGTATATCTCGCTCTCTCCCTTCTCGGTTACTCTTCTGCAGATTGCCGTTCTGATCACCTGCCAGTCTCCCACCACGCGGACGAACGAAACATAGTATTTCTCGTCGCTTGTCCTCTTGTTCGCCGACTTCACGACCTTGCCCCTTGCTCCGCAGTGTGGGCAGACGTCATGCTCCTTCCTGCTGTTCCACAGGCCGCTCTCCCATACGCTTCCGCAGCATGAACACCACGCGGTCCTCGCTCCGGCATATATGCGGGCGCATCCTCGCCTCGCGTCCCTCAAGTCCCTTTCGTCAAGGGCTGGGAGTGTGGCGGTCAGTTCCACCACCTCCCTCTGTGCCTTTGTGCGCGCTTTCATGGCTACCAGAGTGTGAGCTGTACATCGTCCACCTTCTTCGCCTTCGGCGTCGCTACGGGCGTTTTAACCGCCTTTTCAGGGGTAACACGCAACACGTTCGGGTCTGCCGTCGTGGTCACCTTCGCAGCCGGCGCGGTTGTCGGTGCGGAAAGGTTCTCGTCAAAGAAATGTATCGCCCAGCCGAACACCTCGTCGTCCGCGATTACGGCGCAACCCTTGACCGCCTTCTTCTTCGCCTCTGCGGTGATGTACGCGCAGCAGCCTTCGATCGCCTTCTGGTCTGCCTTGCATCTTTCAATGAACTTCTCAGCGAATACGGCGTCGCTGCCCGCCTTCTTCTCAAGGTGCTCCTTGATGATTGTCTCAAATGGTGTCATAGTCTTTTTCTCCTTGGTGTTGTTTGTATGCCTCCCCGGAGGGAGGCGGTTGTTCGTTACTGTGCCAGTCGGTAGCTCATCACCTTCTTGCCGCCCGGCGTGATGTACCATTCCTTGACGATAGGGTAGCCCTCGCGGATCAGTTCGCCTATCCTTGTCGCGAGCTTCATCGTTCCCGCCACGCTCAACGCCTTCAGCGGTGTGATCGCGTTGCCCTGCTTCATGTACTCCAGTATCGCCTTGTGCTGGGTACGCTTGTCTGCCATGGTAATCATATCCGTATCAGTTTAGAATGGTAAGTCCTGCTCGTCTGCTGTCGGTGCTGGTGCGGCTGCCGGCTGTGCGTTCATCGCACTGTCAACCCCTGCGCCCATATCCACCACGTTCTCCGGCATTCCCGCCGCCTTGATGCTGTGCAGCTCCGCCTGTGTGAACCACGAACGGACGCCGTCCTTGTTGGTGTATTCGCGTGAAGCCAAGTCCCACGCCACCTCTACCTTGTCGCCGAGGCTGAACGCCTGCACCGCGTCGATGTTGCTTGTCATCACCTGAAACGCGAGCTTCTTGCTGTACTTGCCCAGCGCGACCTCAAGGACGAGGGTCATGCGCGCCCAAGCGTTTCCGTTCTGCGAAGTGCCGCCTGTCACCTCGCCCTTCTCATAAATCTTTCCTGTTGTGTAGTAATTCATAACGTTGTTTTTTCTTGATCATTAAAAGTATTTTCCTTGTGGTGTTGTAACTCCTCAAATCGGTTGCGGACTTGAGGAGTTTCTCAAGGTCGGCCACCATCACCGCCGTTTGCCTGTCAGTCAGTGTAACCATGCTCGCGCTTGTACTGCTCTATCTCCTCGCGCATCTGCCTTTCCTCCTCCGCCTTCCTGCGCTGGAGCTCCTTGTAGAAGTCGCCCGTCCTGCTTGTGTCCTTTGCGAGGCTGAACGCCTGTGTCGGGCCTCCGCACGTCCTCGGTGCTGCGTTATCCTTCTTCAACTGCCTTGCGCTCATCCACTCCTGATACTTGGCGTCGGTGTCGGCGAATACCACGCCCTTCCACCCGTTCTCGATCGTCTTTTCCATCAGCTCGATGGCGAACGCCTCGTCGTATCGTCCCAGCTTGTTGAGCGTGAGCTGGAGTGCCTTCTGCGTCTTGCCCTTCCAGTTCTTCTCCTCACATAACGCCTCCCATGTCTCGCGGAACTTGTCGGAAGAAAAAGGAAGAATGAGGGGTGGGCGTGTGCCTTTACCCTTTGTTATAGATTTATTCTCTATAGGTTTATTATTGGGTCCCATTTTGGCACTACCCCCCAGTCCCATTTCTGCACTACCCCCGTCCCATTTTGGCACTGGTAGTCCCATTTTGGCACTACCCCCTGTAATGGCGGTGTATTGGCACACCTTCACGTTGTTTTCGGTATACTCCCGCTTATGCAGCAAGCCTTGATCCTGTAATGCTTTCAGCGTGCGTATTGTCGTATTGCGGCCACATCCGCACGCCCTGCTGATGTACTCCAGCGAGCCGAAGAAGCAGCCCTGCGCCTCTTGGCTGAAGCCATGGATAAGCGCATACACAAGAAGCTCGTTACCCTTCAGGTCCAAGTCCTCACGCATCCATGGAAGGATGACTATATATCCGAGCTTCGTTTCCATACCTACTCCTCCGCAAATATCTTGGTGTCGGTGATCTGGTCGCGGTGCGCCTCAAGCCACTCGATGAACCTCTCGCAAATCTGCGTCAGCGCGTGGCGTGACTGCTCGTGGCTGTATGTGTACACCTCCGGATAGATCGTGCCGCTCAGCACCGGGTTCGTCTTCGTGCCGCCCTTCCACGCCACGACGTAATACACGAACGCCTGCACCGCCTTCACCTCGCCGCTCTCCACAAGGCAGAACGGGTAAAGGTGACGCTGCCAGCCCTTGCCGTACTTGCCGAACTCATAGCGGCCTGTCGTCTTGATGTCTACCACCACGTCCGCCACGATCTCGTCCGCGTAACCGTACAGCTCCACATCGCCGTACTTGGTCGGCAGGACCGCCTCGCACTTGTGCTGACTTATCGCGCCCTTCATGTCCTTTGCCACCTCCTTGCAGAGGTCAAGGTCGTAATGGAACTCAAACCCATTCAAATTCGCGGTTATTACGCGATTTGCGCCCAGCTCGCCGCTTCGGATATCCATACCCTCGTACTCGCATTTTCTGCCCGCTATAAGGCAGTCAATCGCCTCGTTGAAGCAAGTACCCTTGTCGGCCGCCTCAATCGGCTCACGAGGTACGCGGTTGATCGTGTCAATGAGCTCGCGCTCCAGCCTGTCGGACATCTCGTCCGCAGTCTCCTTGTACTCGCCCTCCGCGTCAATGTTCCAGAACTCCTCGACGCCCTGCTCGACGTCAAGGAGTGACTGGAACTTGTCAAGGAGTGACGGATATATCCTGTACTTACTCATAGCACTTCTTCGCCTTGTTGTAAACCACCTTCAGCTCTGCGCCCTTGCGTGCCACCGCCTTCTGCGCGCGGAGCAGGCTGTCGTAGATATGCTCGTAGCCGAACACCTCGCGCATCGCCTCGTTAAGGGTTGCCGCGTCCACAGCAGTGTCCACCTTGCCGGTGATCACGTCCAGCAGTGCCTCATACTCGGCTGTCTGCTCCTGACGCTTCTCCTGCGCCGCCTTGTAGGACTTCACGATGTTGGCGAACGCCACGTTGCTCATGCCCTTGCCCTGCTCGTCTACCACCACCGGGAGCTTGATCGCCGCCGGAAGGTTGCAGGTGTTCTTCGCGTAGTAGTATTCAGCCGGGTCAAACGTGATGACACGCTCCTTGCCTACGGCGTACATATAGCCCACGAGGTCCAGCTCCTTGATAAGGTCGTTGGCAGACGAGCCGCCAATCTCAGGACGCTTGAATGTCTCCTCACCTCTGCGCTCCTCTCTCTCGTGTGCGATGAACACCACGTTCTTGCCCATCATGGCGAGGCTCTTGATGAAGTTCACGAACATCGTCTTGCGGACGCCGTAGCCCTTCAGCGACAGGCTGCCGTCACGCATCCCCATCTTCGGGTCGGTCTTGATGATGTAGGCCGACATGAAGTCCAGCATCTTGCCGACGGTGTCAATCACGATCGTCTTGACCTCCGGCATCTCCTCCGCTATCTCCTTGAGGGCCGCGTTGGTGTCCTCCCAGCTGGTCGGCTGGAGGGTCGGAACCTGATGCGCGCCGTTGATGCGCTGCACGCCGCCGTCGTAGTCGAACAGCACCGCGTCAGGTGCGCTCACTCCGAATGTGGTCTTGCCGATACCCGGCTGTCCGTAGATCAGAACCGAGAGTGTACCCTTCACGCTCAGCTCGCTTGGCTTCTTGATGAGTCCCATGTCTTACTCCTCCTCTGCTTTTGGTTCAACTTCCTGCTCCATGGCAGCCTCTGCCGCTGCCTTGGCGTCCAACGCTGCAATCATAACGTCACCGTACTCTGCCGGCTTTACGTCATCCACGATTACATACGCCGCTTCTGCAAGGCTCTTGAATGTCTCGCAGTCGCGCACGATAACATCCAGCTGTACGTTGCCGTTCCAGTTCTTTGCAACCTTCATCTCTGTGCGGACGTTCTCCGCGTTCTCGATAGCGCATCTTGCGATGGCTTCCATTGCCTCACCGAGGTCTTCTCTCTTGATGTACTTGTCCATCTTTACTTAGTGTTTGATTGTTTTTTGGTCCGCCCCTGTGGCTTCCCTTTTGTGGCCGCGAGGGAGTCTCGAACTCCCCTGCCTTGCGTGATGTTCCTGATTTCATCCGCCAAGGTGCTCCTGCAGCGTTCCGGCCAGTGTGAGGGTCTTGCGACCCTCGTGTTAACAAAACCTAAATCAATTATGAGTGAATCTGACACTCGTGCGCCTCTCGGCGGACTTTGCGACCGGGTGGGCTGTCAGGCCGCCCCGGCCTATTTATGGAACTTTTCACCTGCTTCGCGCACCTCGCGGCGGGCTTGGTGGGCAGGTAGGAGGTCAGTCCGTCCTGCCCTTGTGGGAGTGTGCCGGCACTCCCTCTGACCGCATAACCAATCCTCAAGACGGTTTCCGCATCCGGCACTGCGGTATAGTGGGGCGGGCCGTTACCCCGTATTAAAACCCGATTATTTTGTTATTATTTGGCCCTATATAACTCTCGAATACATCCCGTCGGCAGTCTTCCAAACCTCGCCAGCACCGTCGCACTTGCTGCAGTCCTTCGCGTCGCCCTTGACGTACCACTTGCGGCTTGCCCTTGCCTCCTCCTCGGTGTCCGGCAGCGCGATGAAGGTCTCCGGCGTCACGTCCACCTCCTTGCCTGTGCGGATGTCCACCGCGTAGCAGTTCATCAGTCCCGTTCCCCTGCACTTCATGCAGGTCACGCGCTCCCATTGTTCGCCGCATACCGGGCAGGACTGGGAGTGTGTCCCCATGCATACGCTACAGCTCATAACGGTCCTCCTCCTTGATCTCGTCCTGTACCGATCCCAGCAGGAAGATGAGCCCTGCGGTCATGAGGTGGTGGTATGCACCTGCTGCGATGCTTGCGATTGCGAGGGCTGCGGCTGCTGCCCAGATGATGTTTCTTAAAGTCTTGCGTGTCATTTTACTTGGTGTTTAGAATGTTGCTTGTTTCTGCCGCTTCCTTGGTGCGCTGCGCCTCGATGTCCCTCACTTGGTAGGTTATCTTGCTGTTGGTCGCTGCGCCCCTTCTAACGCCCTTTACGCGTCCCTTCGCGGCTGCATCCACGAACCACTGGCCGTATATCTTGACCGCCTGCCTGTACGACAGCTCGCCGCCCTTGCTCGCCTCGTAGGCGCGTATGCCCTGCGATACCGCGTCGGCTATTATGTCCTTCAGCGTCTGCTGTGTCAGTGTGATCGTCTCCATGGTCCGTTATGCGATTCGTGTTACTTTTGTTCCTACCCCCTTGTGGTAGTTTACCTTGAACACCTTTCCGGTGTCCCTCTTGAGCTTGCTGGCGGTGTGCCTGATGTATGAGTCCGGTGCCTCCTCCATCGTGAACATCACGCTGCCATGCTCTTGTAGGGCGTTCATCGTCCCTCTCACGTTCGTTACCTTCATATCCTTCTCCTGTTATGTGGGAGGGTGATGCCCTCCCTTGTTATTCTCCTAATGCGTGCATCTCCATCAGCAGGTCGCCCAGCCCTTCATACATTTCCTTGTACTTGTTGATCTTGTTCTTGATGCGTATCGCTTCCACGATCATAGCGTCGTATGCTTCCGTATGGACGAACTCAGGGTCCTTAGCGATGTATGCCGCGCGTATCTTTGTGTTATCATCGAGATAACCGTAAAGGTCTGCGATCTTACCTGTCAGCGTTGCGCGTACCTGATTGACGCTTTCTGTCTTGAGTGTGAATGTCTTTTCCATTGTGTTAATTCTTTAAAAAAATTGTTACTTTTGCCTGTGGTGTGTGTTTGTTTTTGCAAATATACATCAAAAAATGTATTCTGCAAAATTTTCAGTGTATTTTTCATTAAAAAATGTATTATGAACGGAAAAATCATTAAGGATGTGCTTGCAAAGCATGGCATAGCACAGGCAGAAATCGCTAAATTATTAGGCACTACACCAAATAACTTGAATAATATGCTCGCTAAGGATGACGTAAGAACTGGTCTTTTAGAGAGCATCGCCGAGGCAGCGCATCTACCAATCAGTGTATTTTATGGTGACGCATACACTATTACCGGCAGCAGCAACGCCACAGCGATCAACAACAGCACCGCCACCGCAGGGAACGATGAACGCCTGGTCACGCTCCTTGTCAATAAGGACGAGCAGCTCACGCTCGCGATGAAGCAGACCAGCAAGGCGCAGGACCAGATGGATAAGGCACAGCAGCAGATGGACCGCGTGCTTGATAAAATCTTGGGGAATAATGGGGATTAGCGCGTTCATGTTGCGTTCGTTTTGCTTTCCGGCACAATCCCACAACCATGCCAAGAAAACGGTGCAGAACGCCAAGAAACCGCCCTACGATGCACAATTAGTCAAAATCTAATATATTATGCACGACAACGAAAAAGAACCACTCTTTGAGGAGTGGCTCACTTACCGAAACAATTACGCGTTATGAAAAGATTGTTTACGATTGCCGCGTGCCTGATGTGCTGGATGTCGGCACACGCGCAGAGCTACAAGCCCCTTGAGAAGGTGGAAGTGCCTGACGAGTGGGCAAACAAAATTTACATTTCTAAACAGGAGAGTTTTTTCTCTGGAACTTATTACATGGCATCGCACCATATAGGCCAAAGATATATGACGGCAAACCTCAAGACTCCTGCATATTGCACGCTTGCTGTTCTGCGCGAAGATTCTCCGGTAACACAAGGCGTGACTGCCTGCTTCTCTGTCGGCGGCACAAAGTATTATCTTAAGGTGGCACTTGTAAGCGATAAGTCAATATGCTTTGATCTGCTGGAAGACCATATCCGCCATATAGCTGTGTCTGGGATTCAGTCTATCACCTACAAGAACAATGGTGAGACAATCCATGCCGAAGAATACAACCTCATTGAGCAGGAGCTTTGGCGCAGGACTGCCGAGGAACTGGGAAAGGCGGCATATATAATATACTAACAAAAAAAGGAGGGCGTCAACCCTCCTTTTTGCTTGCAGAAACCACTTCCGTACACGTTACTCCGCGCATGTATCATTAGCCGTGAATAACCCCGTCAGTGCTCCCATCATTTCCGAGTAGCTGTCTTTCGCCACGTCAGGCAGTGCCACGTTCTCCGTAATGAAGTCAAACAGCTTCTTAGCCTCATCGTAGTTCACCTTCCTTGTTCCGTTCTCTCCGATAGACGAAGACATCAGGATCGCGAATGACATCGCGCCCGCCTTGCTGTTGAATGCAGTCATATAACTGCCACATGATCCGTACATATCCATAAATGATTTGTTAAAGTTCGGAATCATTGATGGCAAACCCCATGCCAAAAAAAAGGGAAGGCATCAGCCCTCCCCTATGAAGCTGGCGACCAGTTCCTCAATGATCCTGCCTATCGTCACGCCCTGCTCGGCTGCCATGTCCGCGAGCCATTCCTTCGTCTGAGGCGTAACCCTCGCCCCCAGCGTGACCCTTCTCTGCTCCGGGTGGATCGCCTTGCGACCTGCTCCCGGTCTTGCTCCTCCATGCGTCATTATCTCACGACCTCCTCATATACGGTCTCGCCTGTCTCGTTGCATACGATGCTCACGAGGCCGCCCTTGTAGTCTGCGAAGTATGACTCGCTTGTGCCATTGTACATGTCAATGTAATCGCGACACTCTTTGATTGTAGCGTTCATGCCCTTGCTGTTGCTGTCGTACTCGTCGTTGAAATGTACGTCGTAAGTGTAATTTGTCTTCATACTGCTTGGTGTTATTGGTTTATGGTGCAAATATAAACCCTTTATTTGAATTATGCAAACATTTTTCAAATAATTTGCAGATTTTTTTGGTTTACCACCTGAAAAGCCCCAGCACCTTCGCGTTCGCGTCCCACACGCGCTCCCAGTCCTTGCGGATATACACGTCGTCCATCGCGGACCTGCTGCTGTGCGTCATCGCGTCAGTGACCACGCGCGAGTCTATCTCCACCTTCTTGCTGGACGCAAGCGTTCCCCAAGTGTGGCGCGCTGAGTAGTATGTGAAGTCCTTGCTCAGCTTGTTCCGTTCGATCCACCGCCTTATTCCCCTGTTCACGACCACGTTGAAATTCTTATGGCATCCGTACCGCGTATAGAAGTCAAACGCCAGTTCCTTGCCCTTGTACGCGTCGCACAGCGGGCGCACGCAGTCCTCTATCCTCACGAACATCTCCGCCCTGTCCGCCTTGCTGTCCTTCGTCTTCGTGCGGAAATAGTGCAGCACGCCGCCCTTCGGCTTCTTCATGTGGTAGAGGTCCACGATATTGACACCCATCAGCACGAATGAGATCAGGAACACGTCCACGCCCAGCCTCTCCGTTCCCGTCAGTTCCGTCCTCTGGTCAATCATCATCTGCACCCACTCCGCTGGGATGTCGCGATGCTCAGCCGGCTTGGCCTTCGGCGGATCGTAGTACTCAAAGATGTCAACCGGAATGCGGAACAGCCCGCGGTCCGGCTCGTTAAACTCCTTCCTCGCCATGCGGTAGAGCGAACGCAGCGCGGCAGTGTAACGCCGCACGCTCCCCTCTCCCTTGCTCTTCTTGCTCTCCTTGAGGCTTCGCTTTTTGACGTTGTTCACCATCTTGCCCTCGGCGATGATGAACGCCTCCCAGTCGCGGAGCATCTTGACCGACAGCTCTGCAATGTCCGGCTCATGCTTCAGGAAGCGGACGAGGCAGTTCAGCGCGGAGAGGTAGCCCCTGCCCGTAGAGGGCTTCATCTTGGCCGCCTTCTCCTCCCCATAACGGACGATATTGAGGCGGAAGTCCTTGCCCTCCTCCAGCTTGACGCGGATATGCTCCACGACCTCGCCGACATCCATCGCGCTCAGCGAGTAGGTCGGCATCTTGTCCGTTATCTCGCGCATCTTGCGTATCTCGTCCTGTGCAAGGTCAATCTTGCCCTGATGCTTCAGCTTGCCGGAACGCGTGAGGTCGGCAGGCTCTACGGATATAGCTGTCTTGATGTACTTGGATTTTCTCGCGTGGGTGACGCGGATGCGGATGAAGTTCGTGCCGTCTTCCTTCCGCTGGTGTGGGAGGATAACGTAGGAGAATGTGACTGACATGGGCCGTTCTTGGTGTTACATTGTAAAACATTCGTAAAACAATACGCCGCAAAATTAGGCAAATTCTGCCAAATTATGCAAACACACAAAACGGCAGAATCTTCAAATCGCCTATGCACACACGCAGAACGGCGTTCCGGCTTTTTCTTGTATCATTTTCAAAATGAGAATGCGACACCTTGCGCATATGTCACTATTATACACCGACTTACAGACACCATCTTACGCCGCGTTTCGGTTTTTGTAAAACATGTGTAAAACTTTGGCACAAAAAAAGGCGTCCGCAGTATCGCACCACGCACGCCTTCAACACCAAGTAAACGACGTTGACATCATTTACAGCGGCAAAGGTAGTCAATCCCCTTGACTTACGCAACCCCCTTGTCTAATCCTTCTCCTTTGCCTCGTACATGTCCCATATCTTGGTGTCGCTTCCCCAGTCTTCGTCCGCGAAGTAGAACGCGTGTCCGGCCTTGAGGATATCCCCATCGTCGAACACTTTGCAGAGGTCAGCATACATCGCGTTAAACGCAACGTACTTGTCCCACTTGGTCACGCTGGACGGAAAGCGCATCCCTGCCGTCGCGGCCTCAATCTGCTCAAGCGTCCAGTGCGCGCCCTTGTGCTTCGCGCCTGTCTTGTCGGTGTACTCCAGCTCGCGCACGTCATACTCGGCGAACATCTCGTCGTAGTGTCCGCCGTACATGATGCCATGCTGCTCGCGCATGAAGTCCCAATACTTCTGCGGGTGGCTCTCCTTCAGCTCCTCCAGCAGTTCGCTGAACGCATCTATGCTCGCCCACATCGTCCTCTCGCTGGCAACGCCCGCAGCCTTGGCGGCGTCCACCATCTTCCTGTATGTCATACCTTATCCCTCCATCTTCTGGGCGAGTATCTCCTTCAGCGCATCGAACGCCTTCGGGCCGACGTCAAGGCCGAACAGGTTGACGCTGCCCTTCTCCTGCGCCTGCTTGCGGAACGCGTCCACGAACTTCTCCGCTATATCCGGAACCTGCTCGTCCGGCATCCCTTCAAGCATACGGCGCACCGCAGGCGTCACCATTGTCTGGATCATCGGTTCGGCAAGGAATCCCAGCTCCTTCCATACGTTGTAATTCGCCGGATCAATGCCGAACACCGTCTGCATCACTCCGCCCAAGCGGCTGCCCGCCGGTATGGTGTAGGACGGCATCACGTTCGCCACTATATTGAACGCCCACTCGCTGAGGGCCGCACTCGCCTTGTCTATATTTGTCATAATGCTGCCAATTTTAAAGAGGGAGGTCATCCCTCCCCCTTGTTAGACTTCCGTCCCTTCCGCTTATACGGCCACGCCTGCGTAGATGTTACCGCCGCATCCGCAACCGCATCCGAGAGGGTTGTAGACCTGAGCGACCGCGCTGGTTGTTCCGGCTGTGTAGTCGGTGACGAGGCGGGGTGCGAACGTGCTGTTGACGTAGTTCACGATCTTGCAGTCCGCGCACTGCCTGCGCTCAGCCTCAAGCTGCACCTTGTAGTCGAGGTCCTTGCGTACATCGGTGAACGAGTCCGCGAACGCCTGATTCTGCACTGACTGGCGAGCAGCGAAGTCCTGAAGGTTGCTGATCATGCCGCGCAGCTCCTTGTAGGTCTCGGTGATCTTCTGGTCGGTGAAGATGTTAGACTTGAGGAGTGCGATCTCGCTGTCCTTGGATGCGAGCTGCTGCTCCATTCCCAACTCGTAGCGGGTTACGGGCATATCCCAAGGACTGCCGCAGCCGCAGTTACCGCCGCGATTGTTCCAGCCGCCGAAAAGGCCGCCGCCGTTGCAACCACCATTCAAAAGGGTGTTTGCATTGATACCTGCGAACGATGCCGCGCCGAGCGAACCGAGCACCGTATTGAGGTTTACCTGCCCTCTTGAGGGCATCTTTACATCATAATCTGCCATGACTTTAAATTATTTACCGGGTCGCACCATTGCTTCCCTGCAAAACCATATTGCAACCCTATGGCCAAACCATGCCACGACTATATCCAAAAAAAACGGGAGAGCATTCGCTGCTGTCCCGTTCCCCATAACACAAAAACAATAACACTATGAAAAGAGCCTCCTTGCCCTGTATCCTATATATATGGCCGCCGCTATTATCGCAATCGTTCCCACCGACATCACGAACCGCTCCCACCAGCTGAGAGGCTTCTCCACCTCCACCTGCTCGACGATACGGTTGTAGACGAGCCGATCCTTCTGCTCGTAGTGCAGGCGTTCCGGCATCTTTATCGTCACCGGAATGAACGCCCAGTCCTTGTTCCGCAGGGTGTGGTGCAGCCTTCCGTCCGCTACCCACGCCTCGCTCTCCGCTATGGAGGTTTTAAGGCGCGACGTATCGCTTCGCATGACCACGTCCTTGTCGCTCTCCTTCGGTATCTCCACCAGCACCACGCTGTCGCGGAATATCACGCTGTCGCGGACGATTACGGCCACCGAATCCCTTTGGTGGTCCACTGCTGCCCTCTGCGCCGCACACCCCGTCAAAAGGGCAGCAAACGCGCAAATCCACGCCCGTCTCATACCTTCGCGAACCTTTTGCCCCTGTATGAGGCGTTATAGAGCAGCTGCATCCTCTGCTTCCCTTCCTTGCGGTAGGATAGATGGACAAACGACGGGTATAGTATCATCTGGTCGTATGGTATGCCGTTCTCCAGCACCACCCTCGCGAGCTGGTACGGAGTGAGCGTAGCGCACCACACGTCAGCCGCCTCGCCCTTGCAGTGCTGCGATGTGGCCACGCCGCCGACCTTGCGGTTCAGTTCCGCGCATCGGTAGCCGGAGCTTATGTTCAGCGGCTTCCGCGCCTTGTCGCGCAGCGGCTGCAGGACGTTATCCACGAGAGCCTTGATGGCGTCGCGCACGTCAAAACTCTTTATCGTGTTGTCAATGCGTAAGGCGTGCGCCGTCTCGCTCGCCTCAAATTCGTGGTAATTGAAATTCTTACTTATAGTTCCCATTGCGTCGTGCCTCCCAACACCTGTGAAGGTTGTCGTATTCGCTTGCCGGTATCGTCACCTTCATTCCGTCCTTGTATATGACAGTCAATGTCTGGTGGTTATCCTTCAACGCCTCGTTGTATCTAGCATTGATATGCTGGATATCGTCAAGAGGGATAAGCTGCCTATCCCTCGTTTCAAAAATTGCTTTAGTTGCCATTACTTTGTCTCCTCGTCTCCGATAGTTACCTCGATGTCATCCTTCTTGAATATGACATCCTTGCCGTTAGCCAAGTTCTGCCCCGCGATGCCCAGTGCTGCAAATCCTAACAACAGGCCTACGGCTTTCAGCACCGAGGGGTCTATGACTCCTGTTGGGGGTAAAACAAATGATATGCTCAATAGCACAATGGATGCAATTAAGCAAGCGTAGAAGATGTACTTATCTGCGTGTTTCTTCATGGCATATCTTTCTACAAGTTGCAGACCCACCATACTGCAATAGTGAGTACACCAATCAGCAATCCGGCAACATCGCAGACGAAATCATGATTGATCGCATCTATGTCCGCTCCCTTGAAAGCATCAAATGCCTCCTTGCCTATTGCAGCAGCAGTAGTGATACCCATCGCCCACCATACACCTACAATCGGTGTGAATGCCAGCATGATGGCGAAGCATGCAAGCATGTGGAGCAGACCGTCAGTCGCTATCCACTTCATGATCTCTTTGATTTTTTCCATATCTGTTAATTCTTTCTAATTCTTGCAATATTGGAAAGTCTTGGTCACTCGGAGTGACTAAGTTGAGTGACCAAGATACTTACCTTGTTATTCTACAAATTAATGAAGAATGAGATTCTGAATGCCATTTGGCAATGTCTCAAAATCTGCTTCCATCACATCGTGGTAATAGCCAAGTTCGCTGAAGAATACGAATCCATCCTTGTTTTCAGCGGTTTGAAGAAAATCTATTAGTTCTTGTATGGTCATATCTCGTTATGCTACAAATTCAAATATTTTCACTATCTTTGTCAATCAAATAGATGCTTGGCAGCACAAGGTTTAACACCTTGATTCTATTCGTGAAACGGAGTGGTTCAAGCCACTCTTTTTTTTATTCTAAACTTACCTAGTTACACTACAAATTCTGAGCACCTAATCTCGCAAGGAATTCATTCCAATAGCGCACCTCTTCCTCGGTTGCCTCGCGGTAGTTGTCCCATGTCGCATTGATGCCTGTGACCTCAGTATAAAATGATCGTTCTTCTATCGGCATATCCGCACGCTCTGTGAGATATCCGCCTTCTATTGCCTTGATTGTATTCATGTCTTGTTATGCTTTTGCAAGTGAAACCTTGGGATGTGCTGCCAATGCTGCCACGATATCTGCATCTGCCGACAGCCTTGCATAAGCATCGGCATGGAGTGTGATGACAAGATTGCTCGTTGCGGCCTCGTTCTCTATCATGTAAAGGATGGATGCCTTGGAGATTCTATTGGATATGGGCAGTTTGACCGCTCTCTTGATGTTATATAGTCTTACTTCAACAAGTCCGCTTGTATGAATCCAAAAAGCCGAATCACCTATTGCCACTGAAGCATCTATGATGCCATATATATATTTAACTTTATTAGCTCCTTGGCAAGCAAAGTCCATATTAGTTATCTTAACTCGGTTAAATTGTGGCGTAGAGAGCTGCATTGGTCGGTTCCTCAAGTCTATTACTTCCAAATTAGGAGCAGAGTTGAATGCCTGCGTAAAAATATAGTTTCCCCTATAAAAGATAGGCTCATAGGCCAGCGATGGTAGTATGGCCCTTGCTTTTGAAGAACTTGCCATGCCTGTATTGTTGAGATTCTCCCACCACTTGCCAGCCTCGTAGATCTCTCGCATCTCTGCGTTGGTCACATCTCCAAGTCCTTCCATATACCATCTGCCCGGAAGGTGGCTGACTGCGTTGCCGAAGTAGTCGGTCTTCGCTATCGGTGCATCGGTGTCGTTATACTCAGCACCGACCGTGATGTAGTTGTAATGCATCGGATCGCCACTCGGTGTGGCTGCCATGAAGTCCTTGCTCACCCCGTCAATAGTGACCTTGAGATTGCCGTTTGCAAGAGCCTCAAGGCTGACCTCGCTCTTCTTGCTGATAGCCATGAATGTTGCTCTTGCGCTTGGGTATTGAGTGTCGGTTGATGCTTCAGAGATTGCCGTTGTCTTGTTGCTCTTGTCCTCTTTCCCTTCCGAAAGTCCACTTATTCCCTCCGATAACTCGGTGAGTTTCGCCTTGATCTCGGTGTCGTTGTATGACGGTCCGGCAGGGCCTTGCTCACCCTGTGGGCCACGTTCTCCTTGCGGGCCTTGTGGACCTTCCGGTCCGCGCTCGCCTTGAGGGCCGCGAAGAGCTGCGAAGGCCACCTCGCTTTCAAACACAACGTCCTCAATCACGATGTCGCTGCCGCTACCCTCGGTCTCCTCGCATGAATGCGCGACGAGCTTGAACGCGCGACAGGTGTCTACGGTCACCATGCCGTCCTTGCCGCCGTTCTCCGTAAGGATCAGTTCATACGAGCCGAGAGCCTTCTGCTCCTTGCCGCGGAACGTCCAGACGATGGTATTGCCTACCACCTTCCACTCAGTCGCCTCCTTGAGGCCGTAAGGCGTGCGGTACTGAAGCACCAGCTCCTTGCCTGCCAGCTCATACGGCTGGCGTTCTCCGTCCACCCTCTTATTGATGGACCAGCGGACATTGAAGTCCTTGCCTATTCTTATTGATCTCTCCATATATCGTTATAATTACCACATATCTTCATACCTCACGAACTCGCGGAGCTCCGCGCCTTCCATCGTGCCGCTCACGAGGTTCACGCGTCCAGCCATGAGCAGATGCTCCTTGCCTCGCCACATCCACAAGCAGTCAAACGACGGCAGCCCCTTGAGGTCGTCCACGATCATCTCACCCGTCAGCACGTTGTTCGGCTTGCCATGATAGCAGAGCAGCTCCTTGTGCAGCAGGACGGGCAGCTGGTAGGTCGTCGCGTCCTCGTCGCTCCATCGCCATTCCCTTGAGGCCGGGCGTCCGAGCGTCGGCGTGTACACTCCGTTGAGCACCTCGTTCGGCGAGGTCGTGTCAAAGTTCAGGCAGCCGATGGCGGGCTGGCGTTCAAGGATCACGTTGTTGCCCTCGCTGTACTTGGTGGTGACCTTGTTCTCCGCCTCAGTCGCCCACACGCCCGTCATCTTCAGCTCGGTGATAGGCATGTACATTCCGTTGCCCGCGTCCGTATATTCGCCCCTTATGATGTACTTTCCGCAGATGAACTCGATGCGGAGCACACCCGGCGCGTCTATGTCTGCCGACGGGATGACGAACGCGGCCTCGTATGCCGCGCCCTCGCTCGTCGGCGGCGTAAGCGTGCATGGTGTATTACCTGTCACCCACGCCGAGCCGTTGAAGCACTTGGCAGAGCCTATCGCCGGAGTGTACACGATACGCGCGTGGATTGACGCGATTGCAGGGCTTGTCACTTCCGCAGCATATGGTGCTGTGCCGGTGTTATAGTCGCTGCCGTAGAGGCGGACGGGAGCACCAACGCGGAACGATATATCCGCCCTCATCATTGTCATATTGAGCTCGCAGTACACGCCGCGCATCTGGTTCTGCGCTGTGGAGTAGTCTGCCGCCGTTCCCGGATTGCACGCGAGGAACAGCGTATTGCCGTCCTTGAGCCTCACTGTGTCATCGTTCTGCCTTGGCGAATAGTTGAACTGGCACAGCAGCGAATAATACGTCCCCGAAGTCCCCTGCTTCCAGAAGCCTCCCGAACGGAGCGAGAAAACGGGCATAACCTTCTCAGTCACTCCATACGGCTGAGTGGTGAACGGATATGTCGAACCCGCGTTGAAGTCCGCGATCGTCAGCTCCGGCGCGTTGATCATGTCCTCGCTGAACTCATAGTTCTGCGTCTCCACTATCTCGCGCACAGCAGGAGCGAGCGACCTGTGGCCGCTTGCCACGAACTTGAACTCCTTGCCCTCACCCTTCGCCACGCGTGAACGGAGCGGAGCAAGGACGAAGCGGTTGCCGTCCTCGTAGGTCAGCACAAGGCCGAGCGAGCCGAGCGTGTCGTACAGCGCGTCCCACCATGTGCGGTCCTTGAAGGCCAGCACGTTGATCATGTGTTCATAGAGCGGGAAGCCGTTGCAGAACGGCCACGCCACGTCCTCATTGATGGTCACCTCCATAGCAACCTCTGCCTTCTGCGCTGCTGCCGTCAGCAGGTCTGCCACGCTTATGAGATGATCCTCGTCACCGGCAAGGTCGAACATGAAGTCCTGAAGCCTTCCCCAGTTGTCGCGCGCGGTTATCGTTACGGGCGCGTGCCATGACAGGTCCTCCTCCCATGAGTCCGGAGTGATGAACCCCGTCCATCTTACCACGCCGTCAATGACCAGCTCCACTTTGAAGCCGGTGGCGTCCGGAGTGTAGAAGGTCTCCCAACCGCCCCACCTTTCCTTCTGCGTATTGCGCTCCGGAGCGTCTGCGAGGCTGAACTCCAGCGATGTCTTCTGAATCGGTTCGTCCACTGCCTCTCCTGAGCCTTGTATGCCGTAGGACATTGATACAAGGACGTCTCCTATCTCCTGCGTTATAGGATAGAGCGTTGTCTTCTGGTATATGTTAAGGCGCACAGCCGAGCCATGCGTCACTATGTCCTTGTAGTATGCCAATCTATGCGCGAGCTCTGCCATGTTACCTCCTCCAGCTGTTTCGTGTGTTATTACCTGCGAGGATGATGTCCTTGCCGCTTATCTTGCCCTCCACATAGACCGTCAGCTCGGTCTTGATGGTCTCGGTCTCTGCGCCTGATGCTCCGGTGGTAGCCACCGAGCCGCTTCCGCTTCCGGTTGACACCATCTTCTGCACGCCGGACGACACCATTGAGCCGAGGGCCATGAGTGCAGCACCCGCCGCGATTGCGACCTCCGGCTGCTTGATGAGTTTCTTCAGCGCGCTGGCAGCGATACCGCCCTCCATGATGAGCGCACCGAGGTTCTTCATCATGTCGCCGAACGGCGCGATGAACGCCGCAAGGACGCCCCTCATGTCCGCACCCTCAAGGCCGAACATCATGTCGGTGATGGCCTGCAAGCCGTTAGACATTGACGTGATGATAGAGTCCTCGATCATCTGGTTGTACTGCGCGAGCTTCTCCTGCTCTGCGCTCCACTGGTCCACGAACTGCGCGAGCCTTTCCTCCGCCGCGTCAAACGCCGAGAGGTCAATTTCCGGAGCCTCCAGCTCTATGTCCTCGATGCCTTTGAGGTCATCCTCTACGCTGTCAATCAGCTCGCCGACCACATCCTCCAGCTTGATCTGCTTCGCCGCGTCCGCGATTGCCTTCGTGGTCTGCTGGTTGACAAGGCCGCTAACTACCGACTGAATCTCGCGCGTTTCGTTATCCTTCGCCGCTGATGCGTTATAGGCGTCTATCATGGCCTGCACAAGCGGCGCAGTGTCCTTATCGCCGCGCATATCGTTATACACGCGGAAAAGGTCAAGGATGTCGGTATTGTAGCCCTCAATCATTGCCTCCACCGCTGCGCGTATCTCGTCGCGCTTATTGCCCAGCACCTTTGCCTCTACCGATCCGGCCTTGACGCGTCCTGCTGCGTCGCTGTACTTCTGCAGTTCCGCGAGCTGGTCATATATGCCCGGAATCTTTCCAAGGTCCACGAGGAACTTGCGGAGGTCAGCGCGTACCTCCTCGGTATCACCCAGTCCCGAACCCTTGAGCCAGTTGCCGAGGTGTGCGTCTTCCATGCGCTTCGCCTCCGCTACAATCTGGTCGTATATCGGCGAAATCTTGGCAAGGTATTCCTCACCCGCCTTGATACGCTCGTCGAACGGCTTGGTCGCGTCCTGCATGACCACACGCAGCGCGGCAAGCTCCTCGGCCATCGCCGCCCTCTGCAGCGATATCGAATTGTTAACCTCGAACGCAGCGTCCATCGCCTTGGCGAACTCCGCAGCCTGTGCTGTAGCCTCGCGCATACGCGAGAAGAAGTTGCTGAAATCCCACGAGGATACAGCACTGAGGAAGGTGTCCCACGCCGCCTTGCTCTGTGACGTAAACACCGCCCAAGCGTCACCCATTCGGTTCGTTGACGCGATAAGGTCCGTTGCGAACTTGGTCACCGCAGCACCTATCGCCGCCCATACGGCTAACGCGGTGGCCTTCATCTTACCGAATGCACCACCGACGCCCTCGGTCTTCTTCGCCGCGTCGTCCATGCCCTTGTCGAAGTCGTCCTTCTTCAGGCCGAGCCTTACCCATATGTCGCTTATCTTACCCATTGCTGATGTGCTTGCGTTCTATGTTGAATATCTTGCTGATCTTGTCTATCTCCGCCTCGGTAAGCGGTTCGTAGTTGTGTGCCTCTACCCTGTTCTCCTCCCATGGGAAGCGGACCACGTCCTGCGGTGTGCGCGGTCTGCGCTTGAGGTTCGGGCTAACTGCCCAGTCCATGTAGACGCGCCACCTCTCACGCTCCCAAATGTCGCGCTGATCCTGCGCAAACCCTTCCGCGAGAAGGTTGAACTCCTCAAGGCTGGTCAGTGCCGCCTCCTTGATGGTCTTGCGACACCTGCCTACGAGAAACGCCTGAACAGGCGCGTAATCCATCGCGATGCAGACTTTTTTTTTACGTCTTCACCCTCATCGCTTC